GATGCGTAACCTCGGCTCTCGAAGGATAGGCAAGAACAACTCGTATGGTGCGACACGCTCTCGGAAACTAGCCAAGAGCCTTTTCGTCAAAAGAGTAGGGGGAGAGATAGTAGCAGGGTCACCGCTGCCGTATGCCAAGTTCATACATTATGGAGTGAGTGGTACAAAGAAGAAGCGCAATACACCCTACGCATTCACCACCAAAGCACCCCCAACCAAACCTATTGAGAAGTGGCTAAGAGCAAAGCCCGTCCGCTTACGCGATCCCAAGACGGGAGAGTTTATCAAGAAGACGAAGGCACGTCTCAAGAGCGCGGCTTTTGTCATAGCTCAAAGCATCAAGAAGAGAGGTGTACCAGGTCTAGCCTACTTCTCTGAAGCCTTCGACACCATGTACCCACGCTTCCAAAGTAAGATAGCCGAGGCCATCGCGTTAGATGCACTAGACGACCTCACCGATTTAGACACGCCCAACTTGAAATAATGGCAGCACAATTCGACTCAGCCCCCTCAGAGACATACATGCCCGCTAATCAATATCTGATGTACACTATCAGCGATGACGGCGGGGCAGTCAGCGCATCTCATAGGTTTATCGTAAGGGTGGTGCGTGGGGCATCGACTGAGATAGCCAAGCTCTACCTCACGGCCAACACTAACAACAAGGCACACTTCGACTTGTCTAGCATCGTCAAAGACCTCTTGACTACTGACCACTTACAAAGTGATGGGACGGGGACACTATGGGAGATGTCTACCGTCGTTGACCATAGCCTCTTAGGTACGGACAAGTTCAGCGTCAAGATAGGTACGTTCAATGGGTCGAGTGAGACCCTCGACGAAGCAACCAAGGTGATATACTTGACCAACGGCTCTCAGCAGATTAGAGAGGGGCTACACCCTGACTTCTCAACTTACTACGCCACGGCTGACACAAAGAAGACTTGGCTCACCGAAAGAACAAAAGATGCGAAAGCGTTTCTCATTGGAAGCCTGTCAGTTGATGGGGCTATCCGATATAGATTCGCTGACGAAGATGAGGCAGTAGTAGCGTGGATTCATGATAGCACTATCATAAGCGGAACGGACACGAGAGTAAGCTACTTTCTATATGATTCTTCTGATTCACTTTTGCAGAGCGACTCTGCAACTATTTCTTCAAGTGGAGGGAATGCCTTGACCGCTACTGACTACGCCCAAAAGCTACACTTCACGGGGTTAGCTCCAGCATCCCTTAACTTCACTTCTACCGTATTGCCTTCAAACAATGCAACTTGGGCATACTATTATTTGGTTCTTGACGCTGGGAGTGCGGTAAGCCCAAGAAGCCACTTTTTCAGGGTGGACAAGGATTGTGGTATCATCAAGAATCAACGGGTACAAATCGCATACGCCAACCGCTTAGGGGGGTGGGACTATCTCACCTTTGATGGCAATGCTTCTAAGAACGTCACCACGCAAAACAAGCCATACTACAAGGCTCTTGGTGACTACGATGCAGCTACATACACCTTCGACCCTTCAGATAGGACAAGCGTCCCATATCAGATAACGTCCGAGAACAAGTACACCCTACGCGCTCAGAACTTCTCGATAGAAGACAACTTCATGCTTGAGGGCTTGATGATGAGTGACAACGTCTACATGAGATATGGAGACTCGACTTCTATTGTCGGGGGCATGACGGATCGTGACAAGTGGCTTCCCGTCTTAGTGGATACGACTAGCCTTGTCATCAGAGACAAGGTCGAGAGCCGCATCTTCGACGTGAGCCTTGAGGTCACCCTAGCCCAAGAGTCACGATGCTAAGACTACGCCTATGGAACTTCGCTGAGTCTGCTCAATATGATGTGGACCTCTACGAGAATGCGCCTATCAATCTCAACTATCGCTTCACCGATGTAAGCCAGGTGAACAAGTCGAAGGGTAGCTTCTCGCAGACCTTTCGAGTACCCGCTACCAAGAGCAACCTCGACTTCTTTGGTGGCATCATCAACCCTGACGTAAGAGAGCGTAACGGCCTTCTCAATACTACTTGGAACGTCAAGAAGAAGGTGAGGGCAGAGTTGGCATACAAGACCATCCCTATCATGGATGGGAGTGTGCAGCTCAAGAGGGTAGTTCGTCAGAAGAAGCAATACTATGACTTGGAGCTTGTCTTTTTTGGGGAGAGCGTAGACATCGCCCAAAGCATCGGACAGAAAAAGCTCTCTGACCTTACTCTCACAAGCGTTGACCATGACGTGACTGTCACTAACATTGTTTCAAGTTGGTTTGAGTCAGGTAGCTTTCCTTTAGATGGCGACGTGAAGTATGGCATCATGGACAAAGGCTCAAACTGGTCGGGGGAAATATGGACTTCAAGCGACCCCCTCAAACAAGCCGAGCTTACACCCTATTTACGAGCGTACTACATACTTGAAAGGATATTCACCGAGGCTGGCTTCACAATCTCAAGCACCTTCTTGAATACTGATGCATTCCAAGACATATACATGCCCTTATTTTCGGGCGGGCCTGACCTTCTCAAGAGTGATGACTTTGGCGATAATAGTGCAAGCGCGGGGCTAGCAAGTGACCAAACGACAACAAGTACTACGGGGGTCACCATCGACCTCGTAGAGACGGTTGACGGGGGTAGCGACCCAAGCAACAACTTCAATAGCTCAACACACAAGTACACGGCGGCAGTCACCGCAGAACACTTCTTCGAGGTTTCAGCATTTGTCACGAATGGCTCTGCACAAATCATCCACACAACTTCAGGGGTTGAGACCGTCATAGGGACTCTTCCACCTGGAGGCTCTGAGCCTTTCGTGAGTGGAAGCGTATTTATGGAGTCAGGGTCTACGCTGCATCTGAAAATGATTGCCAACGCATCAAGCACCGCTACCGCTTCGGGTACTGACCAGGCCTACGGCTTAGGGACTTACTTGAATGTGACCTTTGTGAACGACCCTATCTCTGGGTTCACAATGGATACGGCTTTGAATATGCCTGACTTCAAGCAGATTGACTTTGTCAGCTCACTTCAAAAGATGTTCAACCTCGTTTTCATCCCTGATGGTCTTGATCCGTCAACCATCAAGATAGAACCCTTTCAAGACTTCGTAGCGTCAGGAACTAAGAAGGACTGGACGAGCAAACTAGACTTCACCTCTGATATTGTTATCGAGCCAACGGCAGATATTCAATTCTCAAAGTACAAGTTCACTCACGCTGAGGGGGGAGACTTTTTGAACGATGCTATACAACGCGGACTCGATAGGGTGTACGGGGAGATGGAGATATTAGACCTTGAAAACGACTTCAGCCAAGGAGACTACTTGACTCAAGATGGGTTTGCTCCACACACCATGAGCTTGATACCTGACAACTCGTACCAAGTACATCGGTGCATACAAGCAAACGGGGCAGGGGTAGCCAAACCAAAGCCGCGCCTAGCGTATTGGAATGGCTTGAGTAGTCAGTATCCCTCATACCAATTGCGGCAAGATAACGGTTCGCCAGGCTCAGGCTCGCTCTTCCCCGTCTTTAGCAATTACTCGGATGTGATACCCACGGTTTCAAGTCTAGACCTTAACTACGGTTTTGAGTTTCCCATGATACCGAGTGCGGGGCATCCGTTCAACACTTTGTACCAAACGTATTGGGCGGGTCTTGTGAATGAGTTGTACTCTTCAGATGCTCGTATGCTTACGTGCAAAATGCTCTTGACCTCTCAGGATATTCAAGACTTTCAGTTTAGCGACCAGATATATATCGAGGGGACGTACTACAGAGTGCTTGAGATAACGGGATTCGATGCTACGAGGGTTGCCCCGTGTAGTGTTAAACTCATCAAAATACTCACCAACATCGCTGATTGTGACGACACACCCACGGGGGTAGACTCATCAGGCAACGTGACCTTCAACAACTCAGCCACCGACTTTGGCTCAAAGGAGTGTTGTGAGAAGTATGGATACATCTTCAAACCTGACAAGGCTGGAGGCAATCCACGATGTACAACGGCAGGGGCATTCATCCCACCAAGCTCGTAAGAATAATGAAGAACCGCAGTTATATCATGGAAGCTATTGACCTCTTGGTCAACGATGCCAAACCAATGAAGAAGCCCTACACCGTACCTCGATGGTTGGACTTTCTAGCTACGGGAGTCTTTCTCGTGGCTTATGCTTTGGCCGTGCTTTGGATCGTGTGCAAACTGATTGACATATTCTGATGGCTGACGCAAAGAAGGTGATGACCCTTGAGGTCGATATGGAGACTGGTGAGATTACCAAGCAACTCACCGAGGTCAAAGAACAATTAGAGGATGTTGGCAAGGAGGCCGAGGGGGTAGGGAAGAAAGGCACGAAAGGCTTTGGAGGTCTTAACAAAGCTCTGAAACTTGGCAAGGTAGGCTTTCAAGCATTAGGAAAGGCCATGATAGCTACTGGCATTGGGGCTATTGTAGTTCTCATCGGTGGGCTTGTCACAAAGCTCATGGAGCTGAAACCCGTGACCGATGCAGTAGAGAAGGCCACGGCCTTTCTTGGTGGTGCTTTCAAGGTGCTTTCGGATTTAGTGATGCCTTTGGGTGATACTCTTATTGATGCCTTCAACAATCCACAAGAGGCACTCACAAACCTTCGTGAGAAGTTTATCGCGCTGGGAGATTATCTCAAGACGCTTCTTGACGCTTCTATCAACCCCGTGAGAAGAGGTCTTCTCAATATCAAAAGAGCAGCTCTCGAAGCTGCCATCGGTACGAAAGAATTTTTTGGGGCTGATGCCTCAGAGCTGAAGCAAAGCGTCAGAGAGGTTGATGAACAACTTGCAGACTTAGTAGTAAAGCAAGAGGAGAACAAGGAGAAACTTAAAGAGCCTTTTGTCGCAGTTGCTACATTTATTAGAGAGGAGGTAGTACCAGCCATAGTCGAAAATGGCACGGCAGCCGTAGACCTAGCAGACAAGTTCATCAAGCTACGAGATGCCCAACGAGCTTTGAATCTTGAGCAAGCTACCTCACGCGCTGAGATACAAGAGCTGAAGAGGCAGTCTGATGACTTCAACCTCTCCATAGAGGAAAGGATTGCAGCGGCTCAAAAGGCAGCGGCCCAAGAGGAGGAGCTAAGGCAAAAGCGTCAAGGCTTGATTGAGAACGAGATAAGCCTACTGAGACAAGAACAAGCCATTCAGGGCGAGAGCGAAGAGAGAACGCAGCGGATCAATGAGCTGCAAATAGAACAACAAGCAATCATCGAGGAGGGGCTAGGTCTGCAAACCGAATTGATGACCAAGACTCAAGGTCTAGAGAGGGAGTTGGAAGATGCACGAATAGCTTTTACACAAGCCCAAAAAGACCGAGAGACGGGACTTGCTACATTCAGAGCTACCCAAGCACAAAACCAAACCGATATACGCAGGGCAGAGCAAGCCCAAGAGTTGGCCGATTTAGCTGCCCACTATGATGAGCAACTACGTCAGGCCGAGAGGTATGGCTTCGATACCACCGAGCTACTAGCCACACAACAAGCCGAGGTCCAAGCGATGCAAGCCAAGCACCGTGCGGATGACTTAGCGGCAGAGAACGAACTAAGACAACAAAAGCTAGACCTTGCAGTAGGTGTCTTGGGTGCAATGCAACAACTGAACGACGCATTTGCTGGCAAAGACAAGCAAGCGCAAAAGAGAGCATTCAAAAGGAACAAAGCCCTCAGCATTGCTACCACCGTCATACAAACGGCCCAAGCGATTATGGCACAACTCTCCGTACCTCAAGACGCATTGACGGGGGTAAACTTCGTCAAGGCAGGGATAGCCGCTGCCACGGGTGCGGCTCAGATAGCTACTATCGCAAAGTCACGCTTCAACCCCGACTCGGGAGGAGAGACGGGCGGTGATATTGAAGCCCCTGCATCAGGCGTGGGCGGTGGTGGTGGTGGTGGTAGTACGGCAACGCCACCCCCTACCCTTGACCTGAGCTTCTTGGGTGATGGGGCAAGCACCAACCTCCAAGCCTTCGTATTGAGTAACGAGGTGACCACCTCACAACAACAAGACCAACTAATATCAGACCAAGCAAGCCTACCAGGATGAAGATACTTGAACTAGTAATAGACGACGAGGCAGAGTTGTTTGGCATTGATGCCATCAGCCTCGTAGAGTTTCCAGCAATAGAGTCGGACTTTGTAGCCCTGAAACGCCACGCCCAAATGACCCACTTTGCAAAGGTGGATGGTGACAAGCGTATCGTCATGGGTGCGGCTCTCATCCCTGACAAGCCTATCTACCGAAAGGACAACGAAGGAGAAGAGTACTACGTGTACTTCAGCAAGGCCACCGTGCGTAAAGCTATGGAGTTGTTCCTCTCTTTTGGGAATCAAACGAATATGACCCTTGAACATGAGCATACGATCCGTGGGCTTAGTGTAGTAGAGTCGTGGCTTGTCGAAGATGATGAGAAAGACAAGAGCCGAAAGTATGGCCTTGACACTCCCGTAGGAACGTGGATGGTCTCTATCAAAGTAGAGAACGAGGCCATATGGAACGAGTATATAAAGTCTGGCAAGGTCAAGGGCTTCTCTATAGAGGGGTTCTTCGTTGACCGAATGGAGGTAGAGAAGCGGGAGCAGATGGCGCGGTATGGTGTCAAAAGGGACAAGCGCAAAAAGTCAGGATACAACGTCTTCGAGTCTTACACCGACTACCCTGACGCAGTCAAGAACAATGCAAAGAGAGTGATGGAGTACGTTGAGAAGAATGGGTGGGGGTCTTGTGGTACGGCAGTCGGTAAGCAAAGGACGAGCCAACTAGCCAAAGGAGACCCCGTTAGCGTGGATGTGATTAAGAGAATGAAGTCATACCTTGAGCGTCATGCGGGAGACCTAGAGAAGTCCAAGTCATACGATGACGGATGCGGGAAGCTGATGTACGACGCTTGGGGTGGGAAGGCTGGTCTCAGGTGGGCTACGTCTAAACTGAAAGAGTTGGAGATGTTGGCAGCTCTAGAGATGGAGTTGGGCCTAGCAGCTCTTGACAAGATGCTACAAGAACACTTTGAGAGCCGAGTAGTCAATGAGCATCAAGCTATCATTGATGACCGCTTAGCATACTCTACGGAAGAGGCCGCTATCAAAGCCGCTAAGGATATAGGGTGTGACGGATTCCACACACACGACTTTGAAGGTCAGACCTGGTACATGCCATGCAAGGAACACAACCTCGCTGAGGTAGGCCCACGAGGGGGAGTGAGACCAAGCAAGAAAGCACCCAAGTCATCTACGCCCAACCCCAACCCCAAAGGCAAGGGAACGGCCAAAGGTGATGCAAGTGACACGCGATCCGCTAAGGTGAGCAAGGCAGACGAGGCCACCTTGAAGAAGAAGAGTGATGACTTCAACGAACGCTACAAGGAGAA